GTTCGTTCGTATTCTTCATGGGCATTTCCGCTCACAAAGGTACGATCTCGCTCTAGCTTACGCTGACTCACTGTCCGAACAGCAGTATCCGGACGCCACGATGCATTTTGTGGCGAGTCAGTTCGCTTCGCTTGTGAAGAAATATCCATGGCCTGAGAGTCTGTCAAAAACGGACCCAAAGGCTACGGCTATTAGTGCTTTCCTCAAATCTGAGCGCCGTTGTAGGCGTTTGAATCAGAGGTTTGCACTCTACGCCAAAAAGCGTAGTCCTCATGAGGAGAAACTTTCCAAGGTACGGTCTTTTATCCAATATGTTATTGGAGTGAGACCTAACTTGGAGGCTATCCTCGATCAAGCGGACTTTGGCGCTGGCGCTTCAGTAGGTGTACACGGCAATGCCACTCATTTAGCTGCAAAGCTATTAGCTTCAGAGTGGTCCGTAACGCCGAGCGCCGCAGTCTATGCATACTGGGCTTTGATGCGGAACCACCAGACCAGGGAATTACTCCTTGAATCTCGTGGCCCCTATCTCTGCCTCGACTGGGATTTCTCTCGCGAGAAGTTCAAGTCTAAAGTGCATATGCTGCGTTACAATAAAGTTGCTTTCGTCCCCAAAACTGCGAAGACACATCGTGCCATCGCGGTTGAGCCGCTGCTCAATGGTTTCCTCCAGAAAGGTGCCGACAACGTGTTAAGATCCTTCTTAGCACGCATCGGTATTGACTTGAGGGACCAGAGCTTGAATCGCGAATTGGCCCGACAAGGGTCAATGAGCGATTCAGACGATTCGTACGTTACCATAGATCTAAAGTCAGCTTCTGACTCTATATCGATTGGCCTCGTACGTTTTGTTCTCCCGCCCGAATGGTTTGAGTTTTTAAACTCTCTCCGTCCGGATTCGTACTTGCTTGAAAATAAGCTTAGCGCTTATCACAAGTTTTGTTCGATGGGAAACGGCTTCTGCTTTCCGCTTGAGACTCTACTGTTTGCTGCATGCTGCTCCGCTGTCGGTTGTGGCGTCCCCGGCACCGATTTCTCGGTGTACGGTGACGACATTATCGTCAAACGAAAGTATGCTAATGACGTCCTCTCACTTTTGAAGGTGATGGGATTTCAGGTGAACACTCGGAAGACCTTTCTTAATGGGCCTTTCAGAGAATCCTGCGGTGCAGATTGGTACAAGGGTAAAGACGTACGTCCGTACATTCTTGACTATGCTCTGGATTCACTCCAGAATATCTTCAAGTGGGTGAACTTGACTCGGAGGAATGAATTTGCAACCCATTTCTTCGAGGGCACATATGACAGGTTACTGTCAAACGTGCCTGAGCAATTCCGGTTCTGGCGCCCTTACAAAGGGGAGCCGGACACTGGTCTTGACTCAACAGGTTCAGAGCACCTTAGTTCTCCTCTATGCGTCTTCGACCGAAGACGCATGGTTTGGAGAGTTAAGGCACTACGTCACGTTCCGATCGCCGATATGGCTTTTGGAAATGACTCCCGTCGACACTCAAGTGTCGATATGTACGCTGTACTGAGAGGCGCCCAATCAAGGCGTTTCCGTGTACAGTATACTCTGCGTCGAGAGACGCGGACGACCATTGTCCGCAAGGACAATGTGGAGGCCACTTCAACGTGGCTTCCGCCGCAATCATTTGTGAAATGATGCGGTCCGCTTGGCTAGGGCGCTGTTAAGGCCCCCTAGTCGGGCGGTTGGGGTGGTCCTCTCACGAGGATTACTTAAACGAG